GGCGTCGGCGACAGAGTCGAAGAGCGTGCCGACGCACGCGAGCGCCCACGCCTTTTTCGCCGGGCCGTCCATGCCGCCGATCGTGTCCAGGCCGGCGACCGTCAGGCGGAGCAGCTCGACGACGAGGCTCCCGAACTCGGCGACGGTGAGACCGCCGCGGGCCTTGTCGCGGGCACCGGCAAGGAAGCCGCTGACGGCGGCCTGGAGTTGTTCAGGGGTCATGGTCAGTATCCCGTGGGTCCGGTGGCGGCCGTGCCGGCGATTACGATCGAGTAGGCCACGGGGCCGGTGGTCCCGGTGGCGCTGATCGTCACGCCACGTTCGGTCGCGGTGACGCCCCACGCGTGCGATTGCTGCACGGCGAGCAGCTCACCGCCCGGGCCCACCTCTCCGGCGACGCGGCCCCAGCCGTTGGTGCCGGAGGGGCCCACGACGATCCGCGGCCCGGTGGCGGTCTCGTTGCACGTCACGCGGACGAGACGCACCTGCCGCATCGTCTGGACGCCGGTCGCGCCCTGGATCGTGTCGGCGAGGGCCAAGAGGTCGATCGTCTCCGACTGCCCGCCGGTCACGGATCGGTTGCTGACCCAGAGCTGATCGGCGAGCGGTCCGGAGACGCTATTGAATTGGTAGTTGGTGCCGACCGTCACGGCACGGGACGACGCGCCGACGGTGTCGGACTGCGTCTGCGTGATCGCGGTCGTCGTCGAGACGACGCCGGAAAGGCTACCGGTGGCGGGCATCGAGCGTCTCCAGGAGCCCTTGGGAGATCGCGGCCTTCACCGCCTCAACGGTGATGCCGTACCGGAACGCAAGCAGCTCGAGGTCGTCGCGGGTGTACCGGCGCGAGGTGATCTTGCCGGTCTTCGCGCCGTTGGTCGCGAGCGACTGAAGGCACCCATGCCCGCCCGGACCCGCGACACTCTCGCGGCCGTCGTGCGTGGCGCGCCAGTGGGTCGGGCGGGCGATCATGTGCACCTCGCCACTTATCGTCCCGGCCCCGGCGGTCAGCCCGGAGGGGGTGCGGACTGGCACTCTTGCGGGCGGTGGTAGGATCACCGCGGAGGACCAGCCATGAGCGATATTGTGGACCGTCTACTGCTGATCGCCGCGTCCGGGGATTCCGGCCCTTGGGAGCGTCATCTCGAAGAAGCCGCCGAGGAGATCGCCAGACTTCGCGATGAAAGCCGCTGGATTCCGGTGGCGGAGCGGCTTCCAGATGAAGGCGTCTCTGTCCTCGTCTGGCACAAGGGAGGAAACATGCCGGACATCGGATGGCGCGAGTACCGGCAGTACTACATCGTGCCCGAGACGATCTGGACGCTCGGCGACGATCTGGACAAGGGATACCCGCCAGAGAACATCACCCACTGGATGCCGCTGCCGGCCGGTCCGGCGGAGTAGCTTGGCACTCCGCGAGACACGCGGCGTAGCCGGCGAGGTCGACGGCGTTGTCGGCGTGCGGGCGCGGCCCCAGATCGCGGGCGAGCTTGTCCAGGAGCATGATCCGGGCCCAGTCCGCCACCGTGAGCGGACGCACGAGCACGCCGGCGAAGAGGGCGTTGACCATGCCGACCGTCCGCGCGAAATGCTCCCGCGGCGGCCCGTACGTGGCGTGCCGGTCGATCACCGCCGCCCGAGCCGTGTCGAGGAGCCGCACGGCCTCCGTCGGCCCCGCCGCCTCCGGCAGCGGCGTCACGGCGCCGCCGATGTCGGCGGCCTTCCTCGTCTCGTCGGCCAGCTCGGCCACGTCGTCCTCCGTGAGGATCGCGGCCTCGTCGCCGAGGTAGTGCCGGTCCCGCAGCTCTCGCTCGCCGCGGAGGATGTGATCGGCGGGGTATTCGCACACGGCGGCGGCCTCCTGGATGTGACGGACGAGCCGGCGGGCGTCGGCGGCGATCGTGCCGGCCGTGCCCGTCCAGCAATTCGCGGCGCCGGCCCGCTGGATGCGTTGGTCGATCTCGGCGATCTCGGCGTCGGTGAGCATGTCTTCCAGCCTACGCGCGGTCGCAAGGGGCGCGCCCGTCGGCCACGAGCATCCCCGCGAATCGGCCGCGGTCGTAGAAAAACGTCTCCATCGCCTGCCGGCTCCCGATCCACCCCTCCTGGGCGTGCCAGTCGTCCGGCGGACAGAGGGCCGGGGCGATCCGCACCACGACGCCGTCGACCGTGTCGATGCCGTCCGAATCGACGACGCGGCGGATCTTGGCGGCCTGCTTGTGGAGGTGCCCGGTGTGCACCTCGCGGCACGAGCACCGCGCCCAGGAGGCGCCGGCCTCAAGCGACATGAGGCTCGGCAGCTTCGCCCTGGCCTTGTCCCCGTGCGCGAATCCCAGGAGCGTGCCGTCGTGTTCAAGGTACTGCCGGTGCGTGTAGACATCGTGAACCGTCACCCGCTTGTCCCGTGCGAAATGGGTGCGTAAGAGCACGCGAAACCATGCCGTCATCGTCTCGTCGTGGTTCCCCGGAACGACGACGCAGTCGGTGGGACACGTCTCCGCCGACCGCTCCACGAGCGAGACGAGCGCCCGCGAGCCGGTCTCCACCATGCGCTCCAGCCGGCCGTCCCGCTCCAGCGGCGTGCCGCGGGTCGTCTTCGCGTCTGGCGTGTCGTAGTGGAACAGGTCGCCGAGGAAGGCGATCGTTCGCCGCGCCGGCCGGTGGGCGTCGCCCTGGTCGAGGAGTTGGCGGCCGGCGGCACCCACGAGCCGCTCGGCGTGATCGAGGTCGTAGTCGTCGCCGCCGGTCGTGCGTCCCCAGGCGTACTTCGCGAAGTGGCAGTCGGCCACGACGAGCACCTGCCACGGGCCGGGCCGGGCCTTCGCGGCCTTCGCTGCCGGGCGGCCGATCCTGCCGGCGGACGCGGCGCCGGCGATCATCGCCTCGACGATCTCCGCCGTCGCCGGGCCCGACCGCGGCCGGAGCCGGACGAACACCCGGTGCAGCACCGTCACGACCGGCTTGCCGGTCTCGCGATCGACGGTGGCCACCTCCCATTTCGTGGCCTCGCTCTGCGACACCTCGAAACGGGTCATGTCCGCCTCGATGTGGCGGAGGAGATCCTCGACGGTGCGGATCGTCGCCGAGACCGAGCGGTACTCGATCTCCGCGCCGGAGCGACGCTCGGTCACCTGCTCGGCGTCGGGCGGTGGAGAGGCCGCGGACGCGGCCACCTGCTCCGCGACGGCGTGCCTCATTCCGCGCCGAGCCATGTCGTCACCCCCTGCTTCCCGATGTCGGAGAGGCCACGCGACGACAGCTCCGCGACGACCGCCGCGGCCACGGCGGACTTGGACTGGCCGAGCCGGCCGGAGCGGAAGTCGGCCCGGATCGCCTCCAGCTCCGCGAGCGTCTCGGCGTCGAGCTTTTCCCACCAGCACACCGCCCGCCGCGTCACCGGCGGCACGGCGGCACGGATCGCGTCAGCGAGGCCCGGTCGCTTGTCAGCCATCGTGCTCCTCCTCGTGCCGAAAGCCGAAGCCGTAGAGCGTGCCGGCGACCTCCTGGGCCATCTCCGTCACGGCCTCCTCGGAAAGGTCGGGCCACCTGGCGTGAAACATCTCGTGGATCAGCACCTCGGCGAGCTCCTCGCCTTGGATGCTCGCCCGGACGCGAATCGTCCGGTCGCCGTAGTCGCACTCCCCGTCGCGGTCGGTCGGCAGCTTGCTCGTCCGATGGATCGTCCACCGCTGGTCGCCGATCCACACCCGCGCACGCTTTTTCACGGCCGCCTCCGTGCGGTAGATCGTCACCCCGGCGGCGGGGTGACGGTGCCCCCTGCGGCGATCTCCTGCTCCGCGGCGGCGATGGCACGTCGGATCAGCACCCGGGCGGCGAGCGGCACGAACGGCAGCCCGCGGCGGACGGCGGCCTCCGCGAGGTGGCCGAGGATCTCGTCCTCCCGGGCGGCGCAGCCGGCCGGGCCCCAGGCGTCCATCCGGGAGGCGAACTCCGAACACCCACACCGGCCGTCGTCACGGATGCCCCACCATTTGAGGAGCCGGCGAAGGTGGCAGCCGGGGCCGCACACCCGCGGCGCCGGCTTTCGGCAGCGGCGGATGGCGCCGCGGATCTTGGAACGGAATCCGCACCGAGGGCAGGTGGCGTCGGGGGAGGAGATGTCGCAGTTCATACCTCGATCTCCCAATCGAGGGTTCCGATTGCGGCTGGCACGCCCGATTCTGTCCCCGGCGGGTACCAGCCCCACTCTATTGATCCGCTCGCAATTACTCCGGTCCCGCATGGCGGATGCAGGTCTGTATCTAAGGCGTCGAACGTGAAATTGCCGCACACAGGAGCGCCGAGAAACGTTGCAATGATTGGCTGGCGAAACACCACATGCTCGAACAGCTCCCAATTCACGGAAGCCTCCCCGCCGCCCTGGGCGCATCCGTCGAGGTTTGCGAGGTACGCCGCGCAAAACCCGGGGACTCTGTCCAGAACATACGTTCCGTTTGGAAACGTCCCGTCAAACTCCCCAATGGTCGTGGCTGCGTTGCTGATTGTGAGGTAAAGCACATCCGGAGGCGGGTCGCCATCGCAGAACTCCGCGCAAGGCGTCCCTTCCTCGTAGCACTCGCGCACTATCCCGTAGAGGGTGTGCAGGCGATTGCTCGTCGTCCACTCGATGCGCGCCGTGATGGAGAACGAGGCGTCCCGGCAAACAGGCGTCACAGAAAACGATCCTTCGCTTGTCCTCGGATCGTCCGCGCTCTGGTCTCCCGTCCCGGCCACGAGCGGGAACGTCACGGTGAAGTCCTGCGACTCGCCCTCCGCGATGATGTTCTCGCCGAACCGAACCCGGCCCGCCGTGCACGAGACCGTGACCTTGCTGACCGTCAGCGTGGCTGCCGGCGGCGGGAACACCGTCGGCCCGAGCGTGCGCGTGCTGCGCCAGAACGACACCCGCACCGTGCACGGGTTGCGGGTGACGCTCGGGCCGAACGAAAACCCGCCCTCGACCTGCTGATACCAAGGGCTGCTGCCGTCCATGCCGTCGTATGGATCGTCTTCGTCTCTGCTGCCCGACGCGGTCAGGTAGCCGTCGGTCGTGTTGCCGATCTCCACGCCGAGCGAATAGTGCGTGTAGACCACCTCGTAGGCGTCGCCAGTGTGCGGCTCCGTGCACTCCTGCTCGCACGGGTCGCAGGGAACGCACTTGCACTTCTGGCACTGCCCGCCGCCAAGGATCATTCGCTGCACTCCGCCCACTTGAGGTGCCACGTTCCGTCGATACTGTCCACGCCGACCCAGTAGCCTCCGGTCGGTCCCGTGATCGTCTGGGCCCGGTTGATCGCGACGAACGTCGCCGGCCCGCTGGGGCCGCTCACCGCGGCCGTGCCGTCACCCTTCCAGTGCGTCACGCTCGCCGTGGCGCCCTTCGTCCACGTGCCGCTCGCCTTGCCGAGGCGGTTGCCGAACGTGGCACCGGCAGCACCGAACCGCACGAGGGCCCACTTGTTCGCTCCGGTGCCGCTCTCCTTCCACAGGATCGACGCCTCCCCGCTCGAGCTGCTCGTGAGCTGGGTCAGGTCGCCGTCCTTCGCCGTCGCGAACGTGTCGCTCGCCGAGACGATGTTGATCCGCGCCTGCACCACGCCGGCCACGGCACACCGGCCGATCCCGCCGGCCTTGATCGGCTCGACCGCGACGACGAACGCCGTGCCGCCGGTCGGGAGACCGCCGGAGATCACGGGCTGATCCTGGAATTGCCGCGTGGCGGAGCCGGTCGAGCCCGACGGCGTGAAGACAACGCCGGCGACGCTCATCACGCCCCAGCGTGCGACGGCGCCCGTGGTGGCGTTCTTCGCGAGGATCGGCACGTACGTGGGCGGAGCGTCGCGCGGCCCGTCGGCCATGCCGTTGCCGCGCTGCTCCAGGACGATGTCGGCCGCGTCCTGGGCGCGGTTGAGCGCAGCCGCGGAGAGCTGCCCCCTGATCGGGCCCGGTGTCACCCTGCCAGTGCGGCCGTCTCTCATGCGACACCGATCCCGAGCTTCGAGAAATCACCGTCCGGGTAGACCTTGTTGACGTAGACCACGAGCGGCTGCCGGAGGACGAGGTTGTTGACGTTGTCGTCCACCGAGGCGTACTTCACCCACAGGTAATCGTGGCCGTACTTGTTGTAGGTCGTGATGTTTCCGATCGGCTCCGCCGGCAGACCGCCGAGATCGGGACCACGATTCGGCGACGCCACGAACTTGTAGGAGAGGCTCCACGGCCCGTCGCCGCGCTGCGCGTCCCATTCCTGGGAGCCAGTCATGCCGAGGAACAGCACCTCGCCCTTCGCGAACCCGCGGAACGGTGCGGCGTTCACGGACCCGGTGAGCAGATGCACGGCCCGCACGTAGGCGTCTGCCACGAACCGCGACGGCACGTCGTAGGACTCAGTCCACTGAAAGTTCGGCACGACGATGTCCACGCCGTTCACGCCGCGGTCGTCGACGTTCACCGCGCCCTTCATGGAGGGCGGGTTCACGGCCACGAACCCCGTCGAGTCGTAGACCCTCTCGCCCTCCTCGCCGCCGCGGGACTGCGTGATCGTCTGCGTGCCGCCGGTAGTGTCGAACGACCGGACGCGCTTGAGCGGCCCCGACTGCGTCGGATCGTCCGCGCCGATCTTCTCGTACTGCACGGCGACGCGCCACAGCGTGTCGCCCTGGTAATCGACAGAGTAGGACTCGGCCCGGAGCCGGACGAGCGGCTGCCCGGGGTAGGTCCACGTGGCGTAGAGCGTGCTGATCTTCGCGTTGATGTCGGTGTGCAGCACGTCTTCGTCGGACGTGCCGATGACGTTCCAGACGCGCTGCCGCGTGCTCGGGTCGCGCCGGCCGAGACGGAAGATCGTCGCGGAGCGGCTCGTGGCGTCCTCGATCCAGGTCAGCGGC